CGACCATCTGAACCTATGGGTCAAAATGAAGTATTCGCATCTGCCAAAGGTGTTCAAACCACTTCACCTGGTCTTCCTTCCACATGTTCACAAACAAATATTCAAAATCCTGCAGAGCTTTTACCTAAAGATACAAACAGTCAATGGGGTCAATTAAATCCAAGTGGAAAAGGTGAACTTGCAAATGTAAATTTATTAAAGGCTGGTTATCATATCGGTATTGATACCATCGGTCAAACATTAAGAAACGCCAATTTACAAATTCGTAGTGAACCTCCTAATCCGCAATTATATGTTGGACCATGGAACCAGAGTACCATTACTCCAGATTTCCTTCGTCCTCCTCTTGAATTAGGACAAGGTAATCCTTAAATTATATATGGTATGGTAACAAAATATTTATATTCTATATTCAACACTCTATAAATATTTTTGTGTTTTTTATTATATTGGTAATATTCAATATAATAAAAATATGATTTCTAATAAACCAAAAAAAGTAGTCGACTGGGAAAAGATATATTATAATTATAATTATGGAAACGACGACATACCTTTTTTGATAGAAATATTTGGTGATTTACAAAATGAAATCGAAATGGAAATCAAGGAACTTAAGAAAGAAATTAATTTTGAAAACTATAAAAAAATACAAAATATTTCTCATAAAATAAAAGGGACATTATCTAATTTTTATTGCGAAGAAACATGTGATATAATGTGTGAAATCAACGATCTATCGAAAGAAGGAATTAGTTACCAGTCAATTCAAAAATATGAAGGTGTAAAATATTCCAACGAAAAAATACATCAAATTCAATATTTATTTTTTGACTTTTGTGAAAAATTTGAATACGTAAAAAAAGAAATCAAATTTTTATCCACTTCTAAAAATAATTGATCTTGTTATTTTTATTTTTATTTTTATTTTAGGTAATTACACAATTCAATTTATAAAATATTTTCTATCTATTCACCTATTTCAAAAATATATATATCAATATCAATATCTATACTATATTTATATATACATACTATACATCGCACTCATTAATTTATCTTTTTCATCCGTTTTAATGAGTTTTTTTACAATATCAATGTTTACTTGATATGGGAATTCGACTTGTATCGACATTTCTTCTTCGAATAAATTGGATCCGGGTTTCATTAATCGATATAAATTCAACTTCGTATAAATAATTTCTAGACAACGTTTTAAATTACGCACCCCATCTTCTTTATGACAATAATTTTCAATAATGTAATGAATGGTCTCATCTGGAATAATAATATCATCCGTGTTGAAACATACTTGTTCACGAATTTTTGGCAATAAATAATCATTTGAAATAATGGTTTTCTGTTTTTTATCATATCCTTTTGTTTGGATACGATACATACGATCTTTTAAAATCGGATTAATTTTCGTTTCGTCATTATAACTGAAAATAAACAAACATTTACTCAAGTCAAAATCAATTTCTGCAAAATATTTATCGTGAAATTGACTATTTTGACTAGTATCCGTTAAATGTGTTAAAATACCTGCAATTTCTTCCCCTTTTGGAGTATCACTTATTTTATCCAGTTCATCAAAATAAATGACCGGGTTCATACATTTACTATCAATCAAAATCTGAACAATTTTACCCCACATACTACCTTCATAAGTATAGGAATGACCTTCTAAGAAACTACTATCTGTTGCACCACCCAGAGCGATGAATGCGAAAGGACGGTTCAATATTTTACTAATACCTTCTTTTACTAAACTGGTTTTACCCGTACCAGGAGGTCCATTAATTGCGATGGATGTTCCGATCGCACTTGGATTTGTAATTAGTTGTCCTAACATTTGCATTATTTGCATTTTTGCATCATTCAAACCATAAACCGCATTATCTAATAATTGTTTAGCATTTTCCATAAAATCATGACATTTCTCTACTCCGTCACTAATATGAATGGGAAGAGTTTTATATTGATCAAAAGGTAGATGCATAAAAGTATCTACCCATGTCTTGATTTTATAATATTCACCGCTTCCTGGTTCCATATATCGTAATGAATTCACTTTTTTCATAGCAGCTGCTTTAAATAAAGGAGGTATCGTTGCTTCTAATAAACTCATACGATATGGTTTTTCGATACGTGTCATTTTATTAATTTCACGTAACTCTTTAATCATTTTTTTTTGTGTTTCCATTTCCAATTTCTCAAAGAATGTAAAATCGTTCATCGTATTTTTATCACGCAGAATACGACGGAAAATACGCGTGTTTTTTGCCTTTTGTTTAATTTGCTTTTTTTCACTCTTTTTTTTAGATACTTCGATTTCTTTCTCATAAACTTCAATACATTTTTGGATCGATTTATTATTTTTATTATTTTCATAAAGTTTTTTTAGATTTAGTAAGAAATCATCATTCTCTTTCAACGTATTTGTTGTATCTATTGTATTGTTTATATTTGTTTCTTCCGACACGACGTTTGAAGATGGTTCTTTTATTTTTACAATTGAATTTTTATTGCTATTTTTTAATTTTTTTTTATTCGGTTTTTCCTCTTCCTCCTCTTCTTCTGTTTCACTAGAAGAGTCAGACGAAACAGACACATCTTCATCTTCGGTTTCTTCATCATCCTCATAATCTTCCCAATCTTCATCCTCATCTTCATCATCATAATCATCATCCGCCCCACCAATCGATAAAATAATATTAACCTTTTCATTTTTACCTTTCTTTGATTTCTTTTTTTTATATATCTCTTGATCACTTTCTGTATCCATATCGGAATCATCTTCACCTTCATATTCTTTTGATTTTTTTGGTGATTTTTTTGACTTTTTATCTATTTTTAAGTTTGACTTTTTTTTACGAACAATCGTTTCTTCTTCTTCTTCTTCTGAGCTAGATAGTAATGTTACCGAATCGTCATCCTCATCTTCTTCATCATATTCATCCTCCTCATCTACCGAATAATATTCGTCTTCTTCGTCTTCTTCCTCGTCCTCGTCAGAACTCGACACATCCTCGACTACTTTTCTAGATTTTTTATTTTTTTCCTTAGAAGAATGGTTTGATTTCTTTTTTTGTTCTTTTTCAATAGGTTTATCTTCTTTGACTGATTTTTTCATTTTTTCTCCTGACTTAACCTTTTCATTCAAATTTTTGGAAGGGAAAATTTTCGATAAGAATTTACGATATTCGTGTTCATCCATTTCCAATTCTTCTTCTTCAAACTCACTTGATCCATCATCATCGAAATCACTACTATCCGAATGATTGTTTTGTTTTTTTTTAGAAGTCAAATGTTCTCTCTTTGTTTCTTTAGAATTCTTCGAATTCTTAACATTCGAATTTGTAGAGCTCTTTTTTGAATATTGTTTGAATTCTTTGGTCATTTTAAATTTCGTAAATACTTATAATAATATAATAGAATATTAATTTTAAATCAAAATCAAATCAATTTTCTATTCATCTAAAAATAATTTCATTAAAAAGTATATAATATATATTTACTTTATAATCTATTTTATATTTTACGTAAAGGAAATGAAAAAAATTGAAAACAAGAAAATGAACGAATACGATATTATTATTATTGGAAGTGGAATGGCTGGATTATATAGTGCCTATAAAATCAAACAATATGCCCCCAAAACTACCTTTTTAATTTTAGAAAAATATAAAAAAGAATGGGTTGGGGGTCGTACAAGCAACGAAACGTTTTACGGAACGACCATCGTTACTGGTGCAGGAATTGGTCGTCTCGATAAAAATCCACTTCTTATTCATTTAATGCAAAAACTGAAAATAAAATTCCAACCTTTTGATTCAATTATGGATTATTCGACGACAGTAAAAAGACCGGTGGATTTAATAAAAATAGTGAATTTCTTGAAAAAAGAATATAAAAAACATCCTTCTCTTCATTCGCTCACTTTTGGACAATTTTCCGAGAAAATTCTTGGTAAAGAATTATATACGGATTTTAAAATATCTGCTGGATATACCGATTATGAAAATGCGGACATTAAAGAAACGTTATATAATTATGGAATGGATGATAATCAAACTGGATGGACTGCCTTGAATATTCCTTGGAAACAAATCGTACTTACTTTGTGTGATAAAATAGGTTGGGAACATTTGCGATTTTCACAAAATGTTTCTAGTGTTCAAAAAATACAAGAAAATAATTCTTGTGTAACAAAATTCGAAATTCAAACAGAAAAAGGAGAGAAATATTACGCGAATAAAGTGATATTGGCGACTACCATAGCATCGATCCAATCAATCGTTCCTGGGGCAAGTGATAAAACAAGTATTTATCAGCAAATCCATGGACAGCCTTTTTTACGTTTATATGGTAAGTTTAATAAGCAATCCGCTAAAATAATGAGTGAATATGTGAAACATTATATTAAAGTACCTGGACCTTTACAAAAAATTTTACCGATGAATTCGGAAAAAGGAGTATATATGATTGCATATAGTGATAATGCCAATGCAATCGCTCTAAAACCTCATTTAGAAAATACGGAGGAAAATCGCGTTTTTTTCTCTCGATTAATTGAAAAGTCATTAGGTATTCCACCAAATACGTTAACCTTAAAGGCAATCAAGGATTTTTATTGGGATATTGGAACCCATTATTTTGAACCGTTGTCCAAAGGTTCTACTTTCCGAAATCGTGATGAATTTGTAAAAGCGGTTCAACATCCTGAAGAAGGGTTTTTAGTTGTAGGGGAAGCTGTCTCAAGATATCAGGGATGGGTGGAAGGGGCGTTAGAAAGCGTAGAAAAGGTGGTAACCAAAGATTGGGTCCTTTCCTCCCATTGTTAAAATTAATGTTATAAATAATGTTATAAATTTGAATAATGTTATAAATAAATATATAATATTATTTTACAATTCATTCATCTAAATGGATTTACCTTTTGTTTATTTCCAATCAATTAATAAATAATAACCATGATAACCGATCACCGTAAAAGCCAACATTAAAATAAATTGATAAAGATACAAAGGTGTTTTTAATCCGTTTAATCCAATATAAATAAGTAAAGGAGCTACGATAAAAATATGAAATAGATTGATCCATGGATTTTTGCCCGCTTTCAATAAAGCATATGTTTTATAACTATGATAGAAAAGAATGATAATACCTAAATAAAATAATACAGAATATAACCAAGTAGGTATTTTATTTGTTTGAATTCCGACATATAAAAAGAGAGAACCGAAAATGAAAATATGTAATAAATGAATTAGCATGACTTGTTCCATTTTATAATTAAATATATATTTTTATTTTATAATTATATTTATATAAACAATTCGTATGAAAACAAAAACCATGAAATTTCATTATTACAACAAGGAAATAAAACACAAGGGT